TACGACGCAGGACAGACTGATGGCGGTGTGGGATAGACACACAGGAACCCAGCTGATGTAAAAGGCTGGGTTTTGTTTGTGGTGATACTGATGCATGACAGCTTTGCCCATGACTTCTATGTTTCGTGGGCGTGGATCAAATGTGCACGGGCATACAAGCGATCCGTCAATGGATTGTGCGAACGGTGCAGGGAGGCTGGTCTGATCGTTCCAGGTGAGGAAGTCCACCACAAGATCCGGCTGACACCTGAGAACATTAATGATCCCAAGATTGCACTGAACTGGGACAATCTGGAATGCTTGTGCAAGGCCTGTCACATGGCAGAACACGATGAGAAGCGATGGAGAGCGGACGAGCTGACCGGGCATGTGTCCATATAGCCCCCCTGCCTAAAAACGATTTAAGGGGTGCTCTCAACTCGGGCGGGGTAGGTCGGAAAAACCGAACGAAATCGCACGTAACCCCCACCATTCATTCCGAAAGGAGGCAGATTCATGGAAAAGACTCCGGAAGAACTGGAAATTGAGCGATTGAACAAAATTTACAGGGAACTGCCTCCGAAACAGTTCGCGCTCGCACAGGGATTGATCGTGCAGGCCGCACGGCTGCGTGTTCGCCTGGATAAATTGTGGGCAGAGCTGGAAGAAAAAGGCGAGACGGAAATGTTTTCTCAGTCTGACAAGACGGATCCGTATGAGCGCGAGCGTCCGGCCAGCAGAACATTCACGGCGACGGACAAAAGTTACCAGTCGATCATTAAACAGCTGAACGACATGATCCCGGCAGACAAGGGTGATGACATTGGATTCAACTGCGACTAATTGGATCTACACCTATTATCAGCAGATCAAAGAGAATTCCGTCACTGTCGGGAAATGGATCCGAATGTGGTATGAGCACATCATTCACGGTCTGGAGGACGGCGCCTATCACTTCAACCAGAAGCGAGCGAATGAGGTCATCAACTTCATCGAACGGTACACACACCATCATGAAGGACCGCTTGCTCCCGGTCTGATAAAGCTGGAAGTGTGGCAGAAGGCTTTTCTGTCTGTGGTGTATGGCATCGTCGATGAGTCGGGGAAACGTCAGTTTCGTGAAATTGTGCTCCTGATCGGACGCAAGCAAGGCAAAACGGCTTTGCTCTCCGGCCTCGGCTGTTATCACCTGTTCAAGGATGGCGGCTATGGTGCGCGCGTGTATGTGTGCGCTCCTAAGCTGGAGCAATCACGCCTCTGCTATGAAGGCATCTATCAGACCATCCGACAAGAGCCGGTGATGGATCGGATGACCAAGCGCCGGAGGACGGATCTGTACATTGAGAAGAATAACAGCTCCGCCCAGCCGCTGGCATTCTCTGCAAAGAAGAGCGACGGCCTGAACATCTCTCTGGCTATATGCGACGAGTTCGGAGCATGGCAGGGGGAACCTGGTCTCAGACAGGCAGAGGTCGTCAAGTCTTCTCAAGGTGCGCGACCTGAGCCGCAGCTGTTCTACATCAGCACGGCCAACTTTGTCGAGGGCGGCTTGTATGATGAAATTCTCAAACGATCCACGGCAGTACTAAACGGAACCAGTAAAGAAACCAGACTGGCTCCGTTTTTGTATATGATCGATGATCCTGAGAAATGGAACGACATCAACGAACTGAGAAAGTCGCTGCCGAACCTGGGTGTATCTGTCGGCATCGACTACATGCTGGAAGAGATCGCGGTAGCTGAAGGCTCGCTGAGTAAAAAAAGCGAGTTTCTGACGAAGTACTGCAATATCCAACAGTCGTCCTCGCTCGCATGGTTCACGGCTCAGGATGTGCGGAAGTGCTTCGGCAACAGCTTCACGCTGGAAGACTTCCGGCACTCTTACGGTCTGGGCGGCATTGACTTGTCCCAGACGACCGACCTCACAGCAGCCGTGATCGTCGTCCAGAAGGGCGGTGTGAATTACTTCTTCACCCACTTCTTCCTGCCGGCGAATAAGCTGGACGAGGCCACAGCGAGAGACGGCCTGCCATATGCCGTATACGTCCAGCGTGGCCTGATGAGCCTTTCAGGTGAGAACTTCGTAGACTATCACGACGTTCACAAGTGGTTTGATGATCTCCGGCGCAAGTATGAGATTGTCGCACTCAAAGTCGGCTATGACCGATATAGTGCACAGTATCTGGTTGATGAGATGAAAACCAACGGATACCAGATGAGCGATGTCTACCAGGGACCCAACCTGACTGGCGTGCTGAACGACATCGAAGGTCTGGTGAAGGATGGCAAGCTGCAGTGCGCGGACGACAATGACCTCATGAAGGTACACATGATGGACTGCGCTTTGAAATTGGAAACGAACAGCAACCGGAAGCAGCTCGTCAAAATCAATGCCAACCGTCACATCGATGGAATGGCGGCTCTGACCGATGCAATGTGTATGTATCACAATCACTGGGAAGAGCTACAGAATTTACTAGTAAATGCGAGGTGAAATGTATGGGCCTGATCGAGGCTATATTCGGACGGCGGCCGAAAGTGTCGCCTACTGAGGGACGATATGAGGCTATCACGGCCTACGCGCCTCGGTTTACCAGCTGGGGCGGCAGGATCTATGAGAACGAGCTGGTTCGGGCTGCAGTGGATGCCAAGGCGCGACATATCGGAAAGCTACGGTTTGACATGTTCGGCCCAGCGCATGCAAAGCTGAAAACGATCGTCAAAAGCGCTCCGAATCCGTGGCAGACATGGCCGCAGTTCCTGGAACGAAGCTCGAATATCTACGACGTAGAAAACAACCTGTTTGTCGTTCCGATCCTTGACGGACCGTATCGTGAAATTACCGGATTCTATCCTGTTCTTCCGTCTACGTGCGAGGTTGTGCAGGGTGCAGATGGTCGTCCGTTTTTGAAGTTCCAGTTCGCAAACGGAAAGGTTCAGAGTCTGCCTCTGGATCAGGTGGCCATCGTATCACGGCACCAGCTGAAGGATGACTTCTTTGGAGAGCGGAACGAGACAGCGCTGGCCGGCACCATGGAGCTGATCAACATGGTCAACCAGGGCATCCAGGAAGGCGTGAAGAACAGCGCGACATTCCGGTTCATGGCCCAGACGACTCAGTACCTGTTCGATGATGACCTGACCAAAGAGCGGAACCGTTTCAACCGGCTGTCATTCCAGGGCGGCAATGGCGGTCTGCTTCTGTTCAACAACAACCTACAGAACATCCAGCAAATCAAGCAGGATGCCTACAAGGTCGATCCTGAGCAGATGAAGATGATCCGGGAGAACGTGTACAGCTATTTCGGAGTGAATGAAAACATCCTCCAAAACAAGGCGCAAGGCGATGACCTTGATGCTTTTTTCAATGGCTGCATCGAACCGTTCGCAATCAAATTGTCAGATGCTCTGACGCGCATCGTGTACACGCAGATCGAGCGGAATAACGGGAACCATATCAGCTTCACAGCAAACAGGCTCCAGTACATGAACGTCTCAGCCAAGGTCAACATGGCCACTCAGTTGGGTGACCGTGGATGCCTGACGATCGATGAGATCAGAGAGCTGTTCAATTACGCGCCGCTTCCAGACGGAGCAGGTACATACGCGCCGATCCGCGGCGAGTACAAAAACGTCAAAGACGAAAATGACGAAAACGGAGGTGACACTGATGCCCAGCAAGGAACGGGAGTATCGAATGATGCCGGTGATGGAGATCAGGAAAGCTGAAGATGATCACGATGACGGCAGCATGATCGTGGAGGGGTATGCGTCCACCTTCGAGCCGTACGTCCTTTTTACTGATCCTGACACTGGCACAGAGTACAAGGAACAGATCGACCCAAAAGCATTCGACGATGCAGATACATCCGACGTGCTTTTTCTCTACAACCACGAAGGACAGGTGATGGCACGGAACAGAACCGGCACGCTTCAGCTGTCCACGGATGACCACGGCCTGAAAGTTGTTGCGGATCTGAGCAAGTCTGCCAGAGCACGCGAGATGTATGAAGAGATCCAGAACGGTCTGGTCGATCAGATGTCCTTTGCCTTTACGGTGGAGGAAGACAAATACAGTAGAGACACGCACACACGCACAATCCTGCGGATGCGGAAACTCTACGACGTGAGCGCGGTATC